TATTACAACACTTCCTGTAAATATTTCACCATAAACTATTGGAATAGGAGTGCCAGCCCTTGATGTATTTTGCACTCCACTAAAACTAAAAGATAATTGTGGATCTTCTTCTGAGTTAAATTTTTGTGGTTCTGGTAATGGAAAAAGCAAATCAGAAACACCAGATAAAACTAAACTTGCACCTACATAGATGGCAGCTTTTGTTAACGCACCAGAAAACCCAGTTAAAGTACTAAATCCAGTTACACCACTTTGAAAACTAAAAGATATAGCAGGATTAACAATAAAAGCACCAGCAATTAAGGCAGCACCTAATAATATTTTTCCCATTCCTCTACCAGCACCACTTATAACTGGAATAAAATGTATATCTTCTTGTCCAATAGGATATGCTAATTCATTTTTATCAATATCATAATCACCTACTTTTACCTGATAATATTTTGGACCCATGAAACGCTCTACTTCTGGAAAATTATGTATTAAAAAACTTACTGCTTGAGAAACACTATTAACTTTTATCTCGAACTCT